CATTGACATTGCGGTATAAGTGTGGTATTATATAATTGTAACAGGGAATAGAAAGCAGGAAACACTGGGTAAGCTGATGGGGCTGCACACAAGTAACATGGTAGTTATGCTGACGGATATCAGACAGAGTGTGTGAAGATTTAAGTAACCCGGCAAAGTAGTTGAAGAAAGCATGAACATCAGGGCAAGAAAGCAAAGTGTTCACCACTATTTGAAGAAAGTTGAACAGGTTGAACCAATCAACACTTTACCCTAATTAAGAAGTTGTTAAGCGGAAGAATCAACCGAGCGAGAGGACTCAGCACTATTCCCTGAAATTGAGTGAAAGGGGTACGAAAATGGAAAAAAATAAAAAATATTTCATCAAAAAAATTAGAGAGTTTAATAAAGTTTTTAGAACAGGTTATCATGGCGCTTCTTGTGGCGTTTTTATAAACGGCATATTTTTCTTCTTTGATAGAATAAAATTAAATTTTGATGATGATATGAAAGAATTGTTTATATATGACCGTAGCAAAAGAATCGTGGCTAGTATTCCTTATGCAGAAGTAAAAATTTGTTGTAGTATCAGATAAACATTGAAATAAGCTGACCTATCGGCACGACGGGGAGAAAGAGGTATGAAATGTCAAGAACAATTGATTTAATCAAAAAACACACTCAGGAGTACAATGAGTATATGCTCAAAAATGGTGAGTATAGCTTCCACAGATTTACAGACGGGTCTATCCATTTCACAAAACCGGTGTTTGTTACTAGAAATATTGTGAAAGAAACTGGCATAATACCTTTCAGACCTGTAAGAGAGTTGGAAGTGCTTGTGAAAGCCGCTACGGATGATGGTGCTTTGGTCACAATCAACGACCACATTAGATTTAGAGGACGTGACGCTATTTTAGGCGAAACTGAGATTGCGTTTTGTAATAGTAGTATTAGAATTGAATACACTGGGATTAGTAGCATATATGTCGATTTCAATCACGAACTGATAAAAATCATGGAAGATATACAAAACGGTCGTTACGGGGATGTTATTTTTATAGATGGCGTTAAAATAAGTACTCATGATTTAGTGCTGTTGGAGCATGAATTGGAGTATTTCCCAGATGATAACGATTTGCATACACACGGGATATATAAAAAATATAGTGATGTCAAATCAATTGTAGATATTGCCGGATATTATATTTTTTGGAGGTCAAAAAATGATAGCAACAACCACGAGTGATATAATTTATGTGTCTATAGCTTTAATCATGATGTTTGTGTCGGGGTACATCCTCGGCACGACAGACGAAATGGGAAGAGAGAAAAGGAGAAAAGAAAAACTCAGAAGAAAACGAGAGCAAAGAAAGGAGTTGAAAAAACATTGAGAAAATTATCGTTACGTTTAGATGTGAGAATATACAACTGGGCAGAAGAATACGGAACAACAGTGAGCGAATATCTCGAATATGCTGTATACTCAGCTCTCGAGTTCAGTGGTTCAGGATTTCAATTCGAACTTGCGAGAGTCGTGCCAAAATATGACACAAGTGTGTACCTCACAGATAAAACTTTTAGAGAAGTAAAGAAGTTGGCAAAACATAACAACTTGAGCAAAGCGCAAATACTGAATCGTTCTGCGATAATGTTTCACGTGAAACATATTCACGATGTAGAACGAGAGGAAATGGAGAGTGAGCAGTGGCATGACGACAGATTATGCAAAACGCCGTAATAAAGTCATAAGAAAACTGAAAGTCTTAGCACAGAACCGCAATTTCGGCATGGGTGCGAAGAATAATATACAGTACATGTTACAGCAGTTGCCGCCTGAGAGTCAGATAGTAACCGCCCGTCAGAGACGGGGCGCAATGACCGCTTTAGAGCAAGCTGAGAAATCTGACTTGTACAGTGTCTCAGGGCAAAGGAGAATTGCCAAACGAAAAATGGCAAAACTTGAAGAGTTTGGGGTTAAATTTAAGACATACAGAGATCTTAATGAGTTTGGAGAGTTTATGGAATCCGTTCGGGATTATTCGCTCGGCCATGTATACGACAGTACAAAGGCATTAGAGTTGTTTATAGATAGGGGTGGAAAATCCGGTGAAGAACTACTCAATCAATATCGGGACTGGCAAAAAGCAAAGAAGGGAACTAGTTGACAGAATACACACGGTATATAGAACCCCACACATGAGAGGAAAACAACGCTTTGCAAAACAGTCATACCGAAATTGTATATGCGCTTTTGATATCGAAACTACACGATTTCCTGAAATCGAACAGAGCATCATGTATTTATGGCAATTTGCGGTATTACTTGATGATAACGAAATAATATGTGTGTACGGGAGAAACTGGAACGAACTTGAAGAATTGTTTACTGGAATCGAAGATGAACACCTTATCACAATGATTTTCGTTCACAATCTGTCATACGAATTTCAGTTTCTGCGCTCACATATAGAAATAAAGCCGGATGAGGTGTTTTCTCTCAAACCTCGAAAAATACTCAGAATCAGGGCAGGAAATCATATGCAAGGAAATTTGGAGTTTCGATGCTCATACATGCAGACACACAAGAGCCTTGACAAGTTCCTGAGCGATAGTGGGGTTGAGAACCAGAAGTTGAAAGATTTTGATTATGACAAGCGTAGATATCCGTGGACAGAATTAACACCCAAAGAAATTGAGTACGGGTGCAACGATGTTATTGGATTATTACAGGCAATGCATAAACGATTGGTGGATAATAACGATACTCTATACACTCTACCATTAACATCTACAGGTTACGTCAGGCGAGAAGCAAGGCAAGCTATGAAACAGTACAATTATAAAAAACTGCACAGCATGATGTGCGATACAAGCTTATACACACTTCTTAGAGAAGAATTCAGGGGTGGCGATACTCACGCAAATAGATATCATGTAGGGAAAATACTCAATAAGGTTGCTTCCTTTGACAGGGCAAGCTCTTACCCAGACGTTATGCTCAATTGTGAATTTCCAATGACAAAATTTGCGCGACAGGGAAATTGCGGTATAGAGGATATTGACAGATGGACAAAATTCCACAAGGCTTATGTGGGGCGATTCCATTTCCGAAACATCAGGCAAAAAGATGTGTATTACGGTGCGCCATATCTTACAAAAGACAAGGGCTATTGCATAAGCACAGAATCAGTTTGGGACAATGGGCGTCTACTCTCAGCCGATGAATACTCGTGTACACTAAACGATATTGATTTTGGAATTGTAAAAGGAGAATACGTTTGGGACAGCGTGGAACTTACAGATTTTTATACAGCCCGGTACGGTTATCTCCCAGAACCATTGCGAAATCTGGTGAAACGCTTATTTACAGATAAAACGTCTTTAAAAGGTGCTGAGGGTAAGGAAATTGAGTACGCTCTGTCAAAAGAATTGATAAACTCACTATACGGGATGTCTGCGCAAAACCCCGTCAAGCCAGATATCATCTACAGCAACACCGAAAAACCATTCTCGGTTGAGGACGGGGACACGGAGGAAAAGTTAATGAAGTACAACAAAAGGGCATTTATGCTATATGCATGGGGTTGTTGGGTGACTGCCCACGCAAGACAAAGGCTCAAGCTTGCCGTGAACATAGCTGGCGAAGATTTTGTTTATTGCGACACGGATTCGTGCAAAATACTGATTACAGAAAGATATTCTGAAATCCAAAAAGAGTTTGACGGGTTGAATGAAGGGTTGATGGCAGATTCGTTGGGAAACGGTGGTCACGCCACAGACTCTAAAGGGGTAGAACACTATTTAGGTGTATACGAGTATGAGGGTACATCCGACCGATTTATCACATTAGGTGCGAAAAAATACGCACAGGAAAAAAACGGCGAGCTCAAAATCACAATAGCAGGGGTGAACAAGAAAAAAGGTGCGGAAGAATTGCGGAAAATGGGCGGTTTGGAAGCTCTGAAAATCGGAACCACATTCAGGACTGCAGGTGGCACAGAATCCGTCTATAATGATACAGATTATGGTTATTACAACCCCGACCCAGACAACCCGGATAAAAGCGTGTGCATTACCAGAAACGTTGTCATACGTCCGTCTGAATATACTGTGGGACTTACTCTCGAATACCTGAACGTTCTTAACAGCGTTGACTTGTGGCATGATTTTTTAAAAAATACCAAAGAAAAGTCTTGACATACGCACCCACATATGCTATTATATACTTGTAACAAAAACAAAATAGAAAAGGAGTTGAAAAACATGATTACAAGAAGCATTGAAAAAGTAACAGCAAAGATTACAGACGAAAACGGTCAGTCTGTAGAAAAGACCTACTACGGTGCAAACGTAACAGCGACAAAGATTAAAAAATCTTACGAAGCTGAAACAGGAGTAAAAGCTGTGAAAGTTTCCATGGATACTGAAGTTGTAAAAGCATCTATGACAGAAGCTGAATTTGTACACTATGGAAAAGTAGAGTAGGAACACATTAAGAAACAAACAGGTCGCAATCTGAAACAACTCCCGGCTGTGGGTAAAACAGCATAAAAAGAAAAAAAAAGGAGAAAACATCATGGAAATTATTAAAACAAACATTCAGGAAAACGAGTACACAATGGAGTTGATGTATGCAATGTTCGAGGACGAGAACAGAATCCGTCTTTCCGACACTGCCGGAACAACTGTGGAGTTTGACCACTATGCTATTGTTGAAGATGAAAACGCAAAGGGCGAAGTTATGAAAACTCTATCAATCGAGGATGCGGAAACACGCGACGTTTATGTGACGACATCTACCTCATTCATTCAGGCTTTCGAGCGCATTATAACAATGGCTGAAAAATGTGGAGAGGACTTCCGAAAAGTATCTGTATTTTTCAAAAAATCACAGCGTGGAAGAAACTTCCTAGTAGCAGGTTATGTGAAATGAAGAAACCCAAACTGTACGACAGTAACGGTTATGTGAATATAAGGGGCATCTTGGAAACAGGTTGCCCTTTTATCTTTATATGGGGCGGTAGAGGAACGGGAAAAACATACGGTATTTTGAAACACGCTGTGGAAAACAATAAAAAATTCATTTACCTACGCACCCGACAAACCCAGATAGATATGATACGCACACCACAATTTAATCCGTTTAAGCAATACAATGCCGACTGTAACAGACGTATCACCCCGTCACCTATCAATAAAATGTATTCAGGTTTTTATGATACAGCGTTTGACGAGAAAACAAAAAAATACACAAACTCGGGGGAACCACTAGGCTACTCAGCGGCACTCGGCACTATATCCAATTTACGAGGTTTCGGGGCGGCGGACGTTGAGTTGATGTTTTATGACGAGTTCATCCCGGAAAAGACAGAACCACAGTTAAAAAACGCTACAATCGCTCTCTTAAATGGATATGAAACCATAAACAGAAATCGAGAGCTTATGGGAGATAAGCCTTTACAGCTCATATGTGCATCAAACAGCGAAAACGCAAACTGCGACATATTCGCAAAACTAGGTTTAATCCGTAAAGTCACTGATATGCACAAAACAGGGCAGGAATTCAGCTATCTGCCTGATAGAGGTATTATCCTTATCAATCTTGCCAACTCCCCGATTTCACAGGCGAAATCTGAGACGGCCGTGTACAGAATGGTTGGTAAAGACAGTGATTTTTACAAGATGTCAATTCAGAATGATTTCTACGCTGAGGACTATTCGGACATTAAATCCGAACCCATAAATGAGTACGTCCCCATTGTGACAGTCGGAGAAATAACCATATACACACACAAAAGCAAGGAAAAACTGTATATTACACAACACCTACAAGGCTCACCTCAGATTACCTATTCCACGTCAACAAGAGATTTAACAGCTTTCCGGCACAAGTTCATATGGGTCTGGGGGATGTACCTTGACGGGTTAGTGAGTTTTTCTGATATCGAATCAAAATATTTACTTGACAATTATTTCAAGATGTGATACTCTATCATTGTAGGGGGAGTGGTACAAAACCGACGGGCGGAACCCGTGTACATGAGTTTGGTTGGCTCACAGCACTTCCCCCTCAATTCAAAAGAGGGGGTGACAATATGGAATGGATTCAGGCAGTAAGTCAGTTATTTAGCTCTTTAGGTGTACCTGTAGCTTGCCTTGCAGTAACCTTTTATTTATGGTACAGGGAGACTGAAAACCATAAAGAAGAGATACACAACCTCACAGAGGTTCTGAACAACAACACGATGGCAATTCAAAAACTTGCAGACAAACTGGACGTAAAGGAGTGATACCATGCCATTAGGCGCAAAAATTCTACTAGACCCCGATATGGAAGAACAGTACGGAATGATTGACATCATACCAGACTGCGACGTATATGGCGAATACAAGATAAGCACAAAGAGTTCCCCTCTGATGTTGCGTGATAAGCCAGATACAAACGCGGATATCATTGTAGAGATGCCAAAAGGACGTACTATTTTTTGTTACGGGTTCACAGATATCACTATGAACTGGTATCTTTGTGAATACTCCGAAAGCGGAAAGATTTATGCAGGTTTTTGTAATAAAAAATATTTAATAAAAAAGGAGTGACAACATGAAAATCGAGGATATCATCGCCCTTGCAGGGGCAGGATTTAGTAAACAGGACATCATCAAGATTGCAGGTACAGGGTCAATTCCGACTCCGACTCCGACTCCGGCTCCGGCTCCGGCTCCGATTCTGACACCGACACCAGCATCAGCACCAGTATCAGTTCCGGCGCAGGTTCCGGGTAATACTCAGGACGTTTTTAATCAGCGTATGGGCGTTCTGGACAATCGGTTAGATGAAATTACTAGATTGATTCAGGTGGGCAACCTGAGTAACTCTCAGATTCCAGAACCACCGACAACGGACGATATGTTAGCATCAATTATTAATCCACCAGTAAAGGAGTGATATCATGGGTTCATCAAATGCATTAACGACGGGCGCACCGAACGTAGCCAATTTTAGCTCAGCAGCTGTTCTGAATGATATTGTAAATCAGGCGACAGGCGGCAAATCGATTGATGCTATTTCGACTGGCAATTTTACTTCAGTTGCCACCACTGCACTCGGGTTGGGAATTGATCCGCTGTTAAACGCTATTTCTCAGGTTCTCAGCAGAACTATTTTTTCCATTAGACCATATTCCCGAAAGTTTAAAGGGCTGTATCAGGATAACATGACTTTTGGAAATCATGTGCGGAAACTTAACATCGCAGATTCTGCATGGGATAAAGACGACCGATACGACTTAAAAGACGGGCAGAGTGTGGACGACCAGGCAGTTAAAGTACCGAAAGTATTACAGACAAATTTTTACGGACAGAACGTTTACCAGAGACAGATTACACTGTTTAGAGACCAGTTAAACGTTGCTTTACAAAATGAACAGGAGTTTCAGAGATTTGTCACTATGATTATGACAAATGCGTCTGATTTAATTGAGCAGGCACATGAAGCAACAGCAAGAATGACGCTTGCGAACTTTATCGGGGGTAAAGTTAAAGGGGATACAGACAATGTTATTCATCTTGTGACAAAATACAATGATGTAGCAGGAACTTCACTGACAACTGACACGGTAAAACAGCCTGAAAATTTTGTGCCGTTCATGAAGTGGGTGACAGGTTACATCAAAACAGTGTCAGACTGGATGTCTGAGAGAACACAAAAGTTCCACATTAACGTGACAGGAAAAGAGATTTCCAGACATACGCCATACAACAAACAGAAACTGTATCTGTATTCTGAGGAACTGAACAACATTGATGCTACTGTTATGTCCTCTATCTTTAACGACAGCTATCTGAAAATGGCTGACCACGAGAAAGTTGGATTTTGGCAGAACATTGACACCCCCGACGGTATCCATGTAAAAGCATCTTATATGAATAACCTCGGTAATATTATATCCGATTCTGAGGGTACGGCTACATCGAATATTTTCGGAGTATTATTCGACGAGGAAGCAGTTGGTATCGCAACTTACGGCGAGTGGTCTGCACCTTCACCGTTTAATGCACGGGGTGGATACAGTAACATTTTCTGGCATTTCAATGACAGATACTATAACGACTTCACAGAAAACGGAGTTGTGTTCTTATTAGATTAATAAGGTGGTGACAGCATGAGAGTTCATTTTTACAATGTAGGAAAACGTAAAAATTCTACATGGGTTCCTCCAGATTCTTCTGCTGTTGTGACTAGAACCGGGGCTTTACGTAGCCCCTCTTCTATTTCAAGTCCAACGCTGAGCGTACAATATAACGATACTTCTGGGAATCCAACCAATTTGAATTACTGTTATATTGAAGAATTTAACAGATATTATTTTGTAAAAGACTGGACGTTTGAAGAGGGTCTATGGATTTGTTCATTAGAGTGTGATGTATTAGCAAGCTTCAAAAGCAAAATCATAGAAGAAGAATTTTACATTTTACGAAGCAGTGTCACTTTTGATGGCTCTGTAATAGACAATTTTTACCCCGCAAAATCTGGTTACACAAAAAAGGCGCAAGAAATTAGCGTACTGCCAGAAGGTGCAAGCACAGGTTGGGTAACAGGGTTCATTATACTGACAGTAGTAGGTCAAGAGGGTGCATTAGAATATTACCAATTTCAAGTAACAGATTTCACAACGTTCTGCCAGAAAGCATTCGGCGACATAGATTGGGCTGATATCAAAGAATCAGGAATAAAAGATTCCATTGTTAAAATTGTTATGAACCCATTCCAGTACGTGTCAAATTGTATGTGGATGCCTTTCGGTATACCAGGCGGAACAGAAGTGTCGGAACTTCCGTTAGGATATTGGAAAATTCCTGCAGTATGTACAAAATTGGATGCACTTTTAGCATACAAACTAAAACGGAGTGTGACCTTGTCAAGTCATCCTCAGGCTTCTAGAGGTGATTACCTGAACCACGGCGCATATCATCGGTTGGAAATAGCCTCAAGACTATTTGGTGTGATGCAAATTGACACCAATAAAATAAATATTAGCGCTCCAATTAATGTTGATTTCCGAATAGACCCGAGAACAGGTGTATACGATATCTCGTTTACTAATAATAATGCACTACTCGGCTATAGTTCTGGCATGTATGGTGTTCCTGTTCAAATAAATGAAGCTAGAAACAATCCTCTTGAGGGTGTGATATCATCTGTAGCCGCACTCGGTAGTATTGCTTCCGTTCAACTCATGAAAGGAGTTGGGTATATCGGGAACGCTGTAAATGAGTTCCTTCCTACAGTGTCGTCAAAAGGGTCTAACGGCTCAACTATAGGAACCGATGGTTGGATATCATTTTTTCAATATTTCCTAACAGTCACTGACGAGGACAACAGTGAAAATGGGAGACCGTATATGAAACGTGGTACTTTTAAGTCACTGGGAACCGGATATTATTTGGTAGAACATGGGGACATGAATATTACAGGGGCTTATTCAGATGAGATATCAAGAGTTAAATCATTGTTAGAAGGGGGCGTTTATTATGCATAGAAACATCAGAAATGACAACTCAGCATTATTAATAGGTCTTTCCATTGGTGGCTCTGGGGGTAACGGTGAAATCCCCCTGCCGTCTGGAAAATGGAATGTGATAGTTACAGACAAAGAGAACGGATATTTTACACTAGAACAAATGAAGCAAAATGCAGCCAATATTAACAACTACTTTAAGGAAAGAGGATGGAGTGCGACAGCCAGAATGGCACTTTTGGGGAACATGGAAAAAGAAAGTACCATGAATCCCGGATTAATTGAAGTTGGTGGCGGTACTACTCCGGCAGGCCCGGGAAGAGGTCTTGTACAGTGGACACCCGGCCAGAATCTTCTCACAGTTTTAGACGTGCTGTACGGGGGGCATGATGATTGGTATGATGGGGGGAAACAGTGTGCTGTTTTGTTTGCTGAATATCAGGAAAGTGTGGGGGATGCACATAGAGGTATTGAACCACAGTGGTATCAGACATCTAGTTATCCAATAACATGGAGACAATGGGCAACTGGAAACTATGATTTAAAATATCTAACAAATGCGTTCATGTACAATTATCTCAGACCCGGCGACCTGAATCAGCCTGATAGATATGTAAAAGCGCAATACTGGAGTTCAATATTTATAAAGGGGTGATATGATGCCATACAGTTATGAAATGATAAACTTGTTTAACTCGTCTTACAGTCCGTCAACTCTTCACACAAAAAACACTCAAATGTTCACGTTTTTCAAGAAGTATTTACTCGAGAAAGTTATGTCCGTGTTTGAATTTGAGTTACCTGAAATGTGGGATAAGAATTATTTTCTGTACTCGTTGTTTTTAAATGGCTATCTGGCAATTGTGAATACGGACAAGTTTGGTGTTATATGTCAGCATTGTGGATTGAGAGGGTATAATATCTATTACAATCCCACACATGCCATAATTGTCAATCCTCTATTGACTGGAATTTTAGAACCTAAAATTGGCACTCAGTGTTCTATTATCAGATTACAGCCAAATTATAGTGGTGTTTCTGATATCGTAAATTACTATGCAGATAATATGGCTATGACTGCTGAAACGTGTGAAATGAATATCATGAATAGCAAGCTATCATTCCTTTTCGCTGTGAGAGGAAAAAGCCAAGCTGAATCAATGAAGAAAATTCTCGACCAGGTGATGAGGGGTGAGCTAGGGGTTTTCTATGATGAAAAACTGAAAATGGGAAATGACAATATCCCATTAGATTTTTTTAACAATGACTTAAAAAAGAATTTTATTGCCCCAGAATTACAGGACACGTTAAGACGGTGGGAAGAAATGTTCTGTAATGAGGTTGGTATCCCGAACATAAGAAGCGACAAGAAAGAACGTATGATAGTGGATGAAGTGAACAGCAACAATATTGAATGTTTCACAAAAGCGGAACTGTGGCTTGAAACACTAAAAGAGGGGGTTGAGCAAACCAACAAAATGTTCAATCTTGACCTCGGCGTTAAATTGCGTCATAATGAAGGGGGTGAGAATAATGCCCGGGGAACTTTACTTGCAGGGTCTGCTAGCATGGAATGAGAATCTGTTGAAAGATAATTTCATAAGCCATTTACCTATCAATATGGTGAATGATATTGGAAAGGATAATATTCAGAACTATGTGTTGTTGAAATGTGCTGAACTGGAAGTTCTGATACCGTCACCTACTGAAATGGCGTTGGCTTTAAATTCGTGGGCTTCAGTGAATGAGAGATTGTTCTCAATCATCTATGATATAGAACTTGCTATTTCCACGACAGAGGGTGCAAAAACAGAAACGATTACGAGAGACAGGAAAGGGAAATCTGAAACAGAAGATAAAGAAAATTTAAAACAGGAAAGTAATAGTGGGACGAGTGGGGCAGATTCAACAGCCGAAAAAGTGGCAGGGTTTAATTCCACGTCACTTGTGGATAAGGGAAGCACAACCATTACTTATGGGGGCAAGGCTAGCTATGATGAAACGAACAACAACACAAAAAATTCTAAAAATGAAACGACAGAAACGGAAAAAGAAACAAGGTCTACAGGGATGTCGGAACTTGAAGTGCTGGATTTCAAGCTTGAAAAATCTATGAGCGCATTAAGTAAGATTGCTGAATTGTTTAAAGAGGAGTTTTTCCTGTTAGTGTATTAAGGAGGGTGAAAAAATGTTTAAATTTCCATATACAAATTTTCATGAAATGAACTTGACGTGGATTATTGAAACGGTAGAGAAGTTGGTAGACGAGTGGATTGAAATGCAGGGTGATTTCTCCAATTTACAGGGCGACTTTGAGGAATTAAAGAAGTATGTGACAGATTATTTTGCAAAGCTTGAAATTGACAAGGAAGTACGAAAAATACTGGAGGAAATGAAAACTAGCGGTGAGCTTTCAGAAATCATTTCAGATGCATTATTACAGGGTGCGTTGGCGAGAGTTAATAAACCCACGGTTCTTATTTTGGGTGACAGTTACGGTGCAGGGGAAAACCTCTCTAATAAAGAAAATTCGTGGGCATATATGCTTAAAAACGCCCTCGAAAAAAATGGATATACAGTGAAACTGAGTGCCATTGGTGGTTATGGTTTTAAAGCGGACGGAACAAAAACATTCACCAGTATGTTAAACACATTAGCTACCAGTATGACGACGAATGACAAAACAAATGTTGTAAAGGTAATTGTAGGTGGTAGCTATAACGACCGAAATGCTTCTGAAAGTGATATCAGCCAGGGCATGATTGAGTTTCAAAGTGCCATTTCAAACAATTTTGAAAACTGCAAAAATGTTGTTGTGTGTCCTATGGGTTGGACCTGGGAAGGACATCAGCAGGGGATTCACACATCAACCACGTATATCAGTGTGATTAAAGCAATTAAAATCTGGATGTACTCGGCGGCTCAGTTAGGGTTCAGTGTTATCCCCGCATATCAGGGAATGTTGTATGAATCCGCCTTTTCAAATGACGGCGTGCATCCATCCGACCAGGGACAGAAGAATATTCTGAATATGGTGATTGGAGCGTTTGACGGACTCTATTTTAAACCAATTAACAGTATCGAATATGGTACAACGTTTACAAAAACATCTAGTATTCCCGGTAAAGGTGGTGCGAAAATTAGATATTCCATTTTCAATGGTACTGCTAAAGTAAGATGTTTGGAGCTAAAGCTCAGTGAGATAAATGTGCCGAACCAGAAACTGGACGGAACACCATTAGAGATTGGTACTATTGACAGTCCGGCAATTCATTTTAATGCAACAGATTGTACGTTCCCGTGTAGTGTGATTCTGAGAGGTAAAGAAACTGATACAGCAGGAGAAGCAAATTTGTTCACAATGGTGCAGGGTTCTATTAAAATTTCAGAGAAAAAAGTGTATTTAATTATGCAAGCGATTAATACTGCGAAAAGGAATTATTTAAGGTATGACATTAACCGGATAGAGTGCGTAGATTTTGGGGAATTTGTCTTCGACCCTCTTTTTCAGTAGGTGAACAAATGTTTGACCTCGACTTCGGTCGGGGTCTTTTTGCGTGTCCGCCGGGGGTGTACATGTGTGTCCGCCAGAGACAGACAAATGTCCGTCCACCACGGACTTGAGTATTCCAC